TGTGCTCTTCCGATCTGGGGGGGGGCTACTTCAGAGACAGCATTGAGTCGGTCTCCCTCTTCCTTATAGTAGTTAACGAAGTTAAGGAATGCATAATCCGGACGAACAAATTCGCAGAACTTCCTAGTCTGTTCTTCCGAGAATGTAAATACTCTACGAACTCTCTGGGTCACTGTAGTTCTTTCTTCTACATCATGACCACACATATCGGATACCGTCTTCCAGTCGATTTCATTCTGGTCGTCGTAGTAAGGACCGCTCGTGTTCTCAGTGCTTCCAACGCGAATTGGCAGTGTCCTTAGACAAGCGATTATGCTACCTACAGACTTGACTGGGCATCCTGCATTGTCCATCATTCTCCCGATCAAGCAATCGCGTGACGTCGTGTGTGGGTAGGCATGTCCGCAATTCATTGAAAGGTCAAAACCTTGACTACCTTCCGAAAGTGCAGCACCACCCTTCTTAAGTCCTTCATGAAGGAAGGAATGGGTATCACCGACGAATTCATCAAACACCTTGCTGTTCTTGGCGAGGTTTGCCTCTCCTCGTCTCCACATCTTCTTAACGGTAGCGGAACAAGAACCCTGACCCGTACTTGCCATTTTGCTGACGATTCCTGCTTCAGCATCTTTGTCACTGGCGGTTACAACGGTTGCCATTGGGTGGATGATTACCTTGGGATAGTGACCTATTTCGTTCTTCACCATCTCCATTTCATATTGGAACTGCTCTTCACCCATCACTGCCTGTGGACCGATTAAAGATGTCACTTCATCGAACAAAACTCCGGTAGGAAGGGCCTTAAAGATGAAGTTCTTACCATCGCGTGTAAAGGTATGCCCCGCATTTGGCATATTATCACTGATTGCCATGTTCAGATTCTTAAATCTGCTATACATGTAACCGGCAAGTTTGCCCTTGCCAGTGCTTCCCCACTGTCCATCAATAAGAAAATTCACCTTACCAGACTCAATCATAACGAAACTCCTTCATAATAAAACGTTTTGGTTGGTTGTGTACTTGTATTTATCGGTTGCTGATGATATTGTCAACTAATATGCTTTTCATTGATTTTGTCCGCATATTTTGTACCTTTAACACCAGGTGCATTCGCGACTCTCCTCATCGCATCTTGGAATCCACCATGGTTGTGTGGTTTTGTTAAATCCATATTGGCATCCATCTTCATTGATGGTGCAGAACTGAAGTGACGGTAGATGCTGCCTCTTTTAGCACCACAGTGTGGGCACTTCTTGTTAGTGGGTATCATACAATCAGATATTTTTCTGACTTCTTCCCAAACTTCTTTACATTCTTTGCAGGCGTATTCATAACTAGGCATCTTTTTCATTCACCTTTTCAGTAAGTTCTTCTATCTTATTAATGAAACTCTTGGGAATTTTGTCTACACTGCTGGACTCTTTTTCACCAACGGTACTGATTAGTGATATGTGATTATCGTCTTCATACAGAACATGCCCAACACTAGTCATAGTGGGGCATGGCTTCTTGGCATAGGTTTTCATCGATTTAAGAGAATTCCAACCAATTTCACCATATTCTTCAGCATCTATCCATGTCACTTTCACAATCTTCATTGGGAGTCCCTCTGAAATTATTTATAAGAATATTACCTGCCCCTTGAGTACTCCCTCTCTAGGATTCTCACATTCTCTTTTCCCTTGGCGATGAATACTTCACCAGCTGTCTTGTGATTGAAAATCAACCTGGCTACAACCGGCTTTGAATTCTTGTCGACACAACCCACGCAGTAGTCTGTGTCGGGTACTGCACTCAAACGTGCTTCTGGAATATTGGTTCCACAGTCTAGGCAAGACTTACTCATACTAGATATTTCCTCATAATACGCATTTCAGAACGGTTAAGAGCAGCTTGGATGCCGCTTCTCTGCTTTCGGATTTTCTTGCCTTCACGACCCCCACCTTTTATAATTTGGGTGACTACCTGCTTGGTGAAGGCGGCTCCTTCTCTCTCGGCTTCTTCGTCAAATCTGTCCCATACTCGTTTTGCCATCCATATCTCCTTTTACTCCACCCATTAGATCATGGCTTTGACCTCCTGTCAAGTACCTTCTCGATATCAGGAGGGGATATAGCGTTTTCTAGATATCAGGAGGGGGTATATGAAAAAACCCCGTTATCGTACGGGGTCAGAACGCTGGTCTTTAATACCGAACGATAGGAAGACCAGTTAACTTCGTTCGGTTGCTGTTTTGAGTCTGTCAATTGACGTGCTATAATATTAAAATCCTATCTTATTAATAAAATCCTAGGTCTCCATAGCAGGTCTCCTTTAGAACGGTAGATTAAAAGGTTGTGTGGGGGAGCTGTCAAACTAGAAAGTCAACCACCCTGCTCCACCCCACACAACCTCGGAAAATCCTGTCTCAGCGTGCTGAACTCTGACATACACTACAGGGTCTGACTGCAGCCCTAATGGGTGGACTCGAACCACCTCTTCTGAGACGTTATTCATGGACGGATGGGACTCAACTATACCCACAACTTTCGGAGTTACCTAGTTTGGTTATTTCCTACTCGCACTGCAACTGTCTTGGTCAAAGACTACTTCACTCATTTGAGCATTCGCACCTTACCACGAGGAATTGCATACATTATCTTCAGTAACGAAAAATATTCTGTCACCGTCCGGCATCGAGGTAATTAATCCCAATGCACTTATATTCTATTCACTTGTCAAGAATGTCTTTCAATGGGAGTGAACCCATCAAAAGACTTGAATTGTAGGGGGCGATTCCGTTAGGAATCAGATAGCGTAGCGACTGCCGTCACGGTTGAAACCGTAGGAGCGAGTGCCTGGGTGGGTATCGTTCATGAAATAGCGAACCTTGTTACGAGGCGTACGCTCCTTGACGATTTCCCAATTACCATTGCATTCGACCTGCTTCTTGATGCTGCTGATCACTGAAGGCAGTGCATTGACACCAAACATTGAGCGGGCTTCGCTCTCGGTTAGTCCCTTGTCAGAGTTGCTGAGGAAGTTCATAACCTTACGACGCTTTGAGATCTTTGTCATCATAATGACATTCTCCTTAAAATTCCCGACGATTTCACATTCACGCATCTCATACCCCATCGGGTTAGGTCCTATTGATGCTTTCACAAATTCCATTAGATCACAGGTTATTTATCCTGTCAAGTATTCATTGTCAATCCCAAGTGGGAGCGGTGGGACTCGAACCCACGACCACCGGTTTAAAAGACCGATGCTCTACCGACTGAGCTACACTCCCATGCATTACGAAGTTCACTCTGGGTCTTTTTCCATTTTGTCCTCAAGGGACATCGGAAGCAGCTCACGCAGTTGAAGCATGAGTTGTGCCAGCTGGTTGTAGTCAAGTTTATTCATCAAGTATTTCTCATATCCAACTACCACCGATTCTCCGGCATCAATCAAATCTAGTAACCACTGCGATTTGTCCTCTGGTTCTGTCCAGACTTTCTTCTTTTTCCTCTCGTTAGGCATCGTGACCTCCTTTTTCGAGGTTCTTATCTACCTTATTTATGACGAGGGGGCATCCGTACAATCTTCTAGAAGCAGTTTGGTCATATTTTCACCATTCACCCATTCTGTAGTACCGTCTCCAAAATCAATCTTGGCGGCGTTATATGTGCTTTCGCCAGATTCATTAAACTCTTCAACCAAATCAATGATTGTACCCATTCTCATGGACTGCTTGTCAACTGCTTTGTCTCCAACTTGGTAATCAAAACTCATCTGTGTACTCCAGTAAGCTGCTCAACGAAAGTGATTCGGTCGATTGGAATCTGAGTCCAAGACCCACCTCTCCATTCATCTCCGCTCATATCCCAGACTACCATGATTCCTTTTTCATACTCATGGTCAACCCAGTCATTCTTCATGTCATTCTGAACCCATGAACCTCTTAGAGTGCATGACCTGATTTCCTCTTCTCCATCAGGACCAGTGTACTTGATTTCACAAATTCCTTCGTTCAGACAACTATAAATGTCTGAGATTGTCGTTTCATCCATGTCCAGAAGTCTGGTGGGACCAGCCATTCGGACTTCTTTTTTGTATTCTTTAGTCTGTACTGTCATCGTTTTTCCTTCACTGTTGAAAACCCATTATACCATGGCTTCTTTCTTCTGTCAACCCCTATTTTCCTCAAACATGCAGAAGTCGCATAGCCGTCCGCAGCTCACCTCATGGTTATTGCAGTCGGTCATATTATCACCACCACAGTCCAAATGGCATTCAGCACCGAACGTCTTAGCCACATCTGCTACCTCGAGCAGCCGCTTCTGAACCTTGAGCGGGTTGTCGCTAGTCCTCCAGTTACCAGTAGGTATGCGAATTCTGCAGTTAGCATCGGTATCCATCGTGTCCTCATTGACAGAATGCTTCTCGAGGATACTGTGAGAGAAGAATTTTTCTCTCTGCTCATTGTTATTAAATACGAAAATTGCGTGTCCAGCCATCATGCATTCCTTTCAAAATTAAAATTAACCAACATTCTGTTGGACTTGGAGGGAGGAGAACCACAATGGTACTCGTCTGAGGGAAAAATCACCAGTCTGCCCTTCTTGGGGGAGACCCTATCCACCTCTTTGAAACTATGTTCTCCTCTATCCTCCATACTAACGTCAAATCCAGATTCTTCGAAGAGTACGGTATCCCCGTCAGAGTCACAAGCATAATAAATTACGCTCATAATGTATCTACTATCGAAGTCTATGTGAGGCACATACATTTCGGGTCTCGCTACATTAGGAACCTGAAGTATCGCTCTGGACCTCGCTAGGTCGTAACCTTTAAGCTCTTCATTAATCACCTTACTAACCATTGGAAGTAAGATGCCATGAAGGTGGTTGTTACTAACGGAACCGTGGTGAAAAATGACACTTGAAAACTGAGAATAGGAGTCAGCACCATCTACCAGAACCTTATCATTGTCATAATCCATATGCTTTTGATACATCCAGTGCGTGTTAAGCATCATATTCTCTACTAAGTCTCGGTATCCTTCATCGATGAAATCGTCAAATACTTTAAATGCCATTAAACGTCCTCTCCTGTGTCTATACAGTGTACTGGGTCGTCCCTAAAACTAATCCAACTGTCATCGTTCTGATGAATGTGAGCAGCCGCATCATAATCATCTTTATCAACCATGACCTTGTATTCTGGAAACTCCACCTGCTTCCACTCGCCGATTGTGAAGTGGTCCTCTGGTTTTCCAGTACAATACCAATAATCGTCTCCCGATGCACCTGTCGTCTTACTAAAGTGTCTTTCAACACCAACCCTAGAGGATGCCTTAAGCTCCCACACCCAGTAACGATAACCATACTCTTCTTCAACGATGATTTTCATAATCAATACCTGCTATTGCTGACACGAAACTGACCCGGCATCCCAATTCTCACGTCATACCTAGTGTTCTTACAAAGTACCTCTACTTGCTTCTTATTGAGCCGGTAACCGGGAACCAAGGTCACATTATTTTCCACTGTGATGATTTCCCATGCCTTGGGATCGTCAACCTTTATGTCTTTATAATGCCATCTCTTACTGTTCTTTGGGTCCACGACTCTTTTCTTCTCTGTGTTGTAGGACTCATCGTATTCAATTTCGATTATCGATTTATTCATGGGTTCTCTCCGGTGAACATTTCGTTCGTGATTTCAGATGCCAATGTAGTTACCCTGTGTACCAAATCAATCTCTTCACCAGTGAAGTTCGACTCGTCGTAACTGCTGGTAAGCCTCATGATGATTGCCAGAGTTGCCTGCAACATTCCGACCATCTGCTCGATTGGTGCAAAGGGGTCCTGCATCCTCTCCTCAGAGGTACGAAGTGCATCGATTGCGTCACTAAGGACAAAAGTAGTTGTGGGGTGGTTGTCGTTCATTTCATGCCTCCAGTGCATAATTTTTGAGTACCTTGTCGAACCATTCTTTTTTCCTTCTGTCTTTCCTATTACCAAGTTGGTAGACAGATTTCATTTCTTCTTCTCTCTTCATCTTGTTGAATTCATCCATACCCCAGTGATGGCATGCATTCTGGACCACGAATCCGTAGCTGATTAGGGTTTCCCAGACCACCCTAGCATGCTCAGCAGTCAATTTGAGTACCTCACCATCCGGCTCACATATCTCAATCTTTCCACCTTCATAATACTGTCTGAAAACATAAACGGCCCCATCCTTAATCAGGGACCATACCTTATGACCAGCATGGTTGGAATATGGGTGGTCTGTGTTCATCCTTGGGTCTTGTCCTTGTCGAAATTGTCCATGTCCATCCAGTTGATAAGAAACCTTTGTGCATCATACCTGTTGATTTTAAACTTTTTCTGCAGGTAGGGGGTAGCACCAAACATGTTAGTCTTACCACTTTCTCGTAACCAGTTCAAAAACTTATTTGCCTGCTCTTGTGTGATTTCCATTTTGTTCTCCAAATAGGCTGGGTCGGATTCGAACCGACGACTAACCGATTATGAGTCGGGTGCTCTAACCGCTGAGCTACCAGCCTTTAACCACCGTACTAGACGGCTACTTCTTCCATTGTCTCAACCTCGACATCTGATGGTTGCTCACCTAGGACATGGGTTTGGTGCTCTGCAACTTCAGGCACGTAATAGACACCCACATCTGCTCTGCGTTCCTTGGTCTTAACAATCCAGTTAGGAATGTCATCATTTGTCTTAAACGAGCGAGATACCGCTCGCAGCTCGGCACGACAAAATGAACCCTTGGTGCAGTCTACACCTAGGTCTGGTCCGTGTGTAAGAATCATTTCCACATAACGCTTCTGTGATTCGGTGAGGTTGTCATATGCCCATTCTGGGTTAGGTGTGTTACTATTCATTTTGATTTTCTCCTTCAAACAAAGTAACCATTGGTATCAAGTTCATGAAGGTAGTTATAACCTTCGGCGGTAATCCCATTTCCGTCAATCAGAGTGCTTACGAAGCCATCTTCATCATCGTCATCCCAAACAGCGTCGTGTTCATCAGTATCATCGAGAACGTCCTCATCATCGTCATCGATGATGTCATCTGTGGGGATGCCATCGTAGTCATCATACCAATAATCCTCGCACTGGATTTGGGTATCAAAATCATCAAGCACTATCATCCTCCAACCTCCTCTTTCATCCATTCACTCATTGCTTCTGAATGAGTCTTACCTCCGACCCACTCGTAGTCGTCTTTGAGGTCAGACCACTCATAGTAGCCTTTATCCTCACACCACATCAAAAATTCTTTCATAGCACCCATTAGATCATGGCTCCTTACTTCTGTCAAGGCTTCGTTCAAAACGGTGCGGGAGTGGAGGAGGTAGAAACGGCTACCGGATTCCATCTTACCCATCTTTCGGGATTCTTGCGGTACTTGTCGCCTTCGACATACCACTGCTTCTTGGGAACGTCCCACCTAGCACCCAGTCTCTTCGCTTCGTCCTTGTCGTCAAAAGACACGTCAATGTCGAAACGTTCTGCGGTTTCGTAGTCGACCACCTCCATCTCCTCCTCGCCCACGATGGTGTCGGCATCAATCTTGCCGTACATCGTGAGGAAGGCCTCCTTGGTGGAGTCATCGAATCGGGTGACTGCCATCTCAACTGCCTTGGCACGGTCACCAAAGATGGAGAATGCCGTAGCAACGTTGACCAGACGGCGTGTGGTGATGATTTCATCAACCGCATCCTCGTAGAAGCACTTACGAATCATGTCTGCCCAGTCAACCAGCTTCTTGGTGAAGTCCTTGTCCTCGCAGTCGAGCGATTGCATCGCCTTGGTGAGAATCTTCTGCTCCACCTTCTTGGGAGCGTATGCCTGCTCAAAGCAAACTGAGAATCGGTCGAGGAATGCCTCATTGAGAACGTTGGTCCCGATGAACCGACCATCATCGCTGCCCTTACCCTTGGTATTGGCAGTAGCGAAAATCTGGAAACCGGCTGCGGGCTTGACCCATTGACCAATCTTCTTGAGGAAGACACCCTTGCCTTCCAGAACCGGCTGCAGGCACATGATTGCATGTGACGCAAGGTCGATTTCGTCGAGGAGAAGAATTCCACCCTGCTTCATCGCCTTCACGACAGGACCATCACACCACTTGGTCTCACCGTTGATGAGACGGAAACCACCAAGCAAATCGTCCTCATCGGTCTGAGTAGTGATGTTGATGCGGAACAGCTCTCGCTTGAGCTTCGCACAAACCTGGTCAACCATCGTGGTCTTGCCGTTGCCGGACAGACCAGTGATGAAGCAAGGGTAGAACATCTTCGCACGAATGATTTGCTCGATGTCCTTGAAGTGACCCCAAGGAACGTAAGTGCTGATTCGCTCTGGGACGAGAGTCTCGCTCTCACCACCAGTCATTGCGAGTGCCATAGTGGTATCGCAGACATCAGCGGTTTTCACCTTATTGGTGACGATAGTAGCAGTCATGGGTGCTGCCTCCTTGGCGGGTGCGGTTGTGGTAGCACCTTCGGAGAGTTCTGGGATGTGGTACTCGCCGAGAGCACCGGTCTTGCGGGAAGCATCGTACGTAATCCATGATGGCGGAACCGCATAGATGCCCGTGGAATCGCAGACTTCCCTGACCTGTTCACGGGTGACAGGTGAAGTAAGTCCTGCCTCCTTCATCGCTTTGATGAAGTCAGCTCTATTTTGTCTCGATTGCTTGGTTGCCATATTTTTGGGTCTCCGTATGGTGGTTTCAAAGGGGGTCTTTCCCCAATTCCTGAACCCCCATTAGATCATACCGGAGCTCTTCTGTCAAGCCCTTTATTGATGCCAGCTGACATACGATCGTCATACCCCTTCCTGATATCAGGAAGGGGGTTCAGAGATACCCGAGAAGGGCATATACAATGGGTGGTATATCCTTGGGGGCATATACAAGGAGTGGTATATGCCCTCGTGATATCAGGAAGGGGGGTATTGTACCTTTTGGGCATCCAGAATAAATACTCAAGATGATGACCCCTATCCAAAAACATGGCGACGTATACTACAAGAGGGATGATTTATATGCCCCATACGGAATCAACCATATCAATGGTGGTAAGGTAAGGCAGGCAGTACAACTATTCGATGAAATCAGAGATGACATAATCGAGAACCACAATGGTGGGGTTGTAACCGCAAGTTCGGTCCATAGCCCACAAAGTGCCATTATAGCAAAAGTAGCGAAAGAGTATGGGATTAAGTGTGTAGTAGCCGTCGGTGGTTGTAAAGAAGACACCCTATATAAACATCATATTATGCGGTTGACCAGGCACTATGGTTCGGAAATACGAATCGTAGCCGGTCACGGTATGACTACCGCAATAGACGCAGGTGCTAAGAAGAAGATTATAGCGAATAATAATTATAAATTAATCAAGTTCGCGATCAGCCTCGAGAGTAACCCAGAGGCTATATTCGATGGGGTCACCAACCAGGTAGAAAATATCCCAGACGAACTAGACAACCTAGTAATACCTGTTGGTAGTGGAATCCAGTTCGCGGGCATTATCAGGGGTCTACATAAGTTTAATAAAAAGGTCAAGAGGGTCATAGGTATAGCCTTCTGCGATAGGACCAAGTCAATTAATCAACACTTAGACAGGTTTAGGTATGAGAATTTTCCCCAAGAGGTGCTGGAATTCCCAGAGTATGAGATACACCTGACTAAGGATGCCTACTCTAAATCCATATGGGAAGAAGTGAACGGAGAACTCATAGACGACATCTATGAAGGAAAAGCACATAAATGGATGAGGGAAAATATCGATGTCTCCAAGGAGAAGACGTTGTTTTGGATAGTAGGAAGAAGACTTAGGAAGGAAGAGGTAGACGACCTAACTTCCACGGAAGCCGTTTTTTCTTATAAATAAAGAGGACATGTTAAGAAAGATAGTTTATCTATCAGCCCTTTTATTATGCTTTACGGGATGCGCTGCCAAAACGGTGAAACCCAGTGCAGAGAGTCCACCCCCTAAAAAAGAAATAGTTCCGAGTATAGAAGGTTTTATAACCATAACGGAAGATGACTATCCATCGGTAGGCAGACTTCTATCTGGAGACATGAGACCCAAATGCTCGGTAGTCCTTATCGAGCAAGATATAGTGCTTACGGCTGCTCATTGCATTTCCAATGACGAGTCCTATGTACAATTTGGTGACGAAATGTATAGCATCAAATGTGCTACCAAACATCCGCAGTACAATGCTGACATGAAGGTGGGATATGATGTGGCAGTCATCGTTCTAGATACCTACGTTCGTGGAATATTCCCATCTGGAATCAATTCTAAACCACTATTAGATGTCAGAAAAGGCACACCGGTGATATCAGTTGGATACTCTAGAGGATTTAAAAAGAGAAGCGAGTTGAATACACTATTCTATTATGGAACTCTAGAGAGCGAACCCACTGGAATGAAGATGCTTCCGATGGGAGGTTCTGTATGGTTTGGTGATTCTGGTGGTCCGGTATTCATGCTAATCGATAACAGGTTCGTAGTGGTAGGAATAATCTCGACCTTCAGCATGTATAGAGATATGATATATGAAAACTCCGCTATAAGAGTGGATGTCGTCTATAATTGGATTAGAGAGGAAATTGACAGTGAACGCAAAATTGAAAGAATGGTTAGATAGAAAGATACAATTATCACAAACTCCAGCCGGAATCGTAGTTATAATCATGGGGTTCTGCACTGGTTTAATAATTGGAAAAATTGTCTTATCTTAATAAATAAAAGTATGAGAATAGCAGGCATAGATTACAGCATGACCAGTCCAGCATTGTGTACTCACATTGGTGAGCGCTGGGATTTCAACAACTGCAGTTTTTATTTTTTAACTAAGACCAAAAGGCTAGCATGTAAACACCTTAGTGGCATGATACATGGGTCCTTATTGAAAGAATATAAATGCCAAGAGGAAAGATTTGATATGATTTCCCATTGGGCGATGAAGAGGATAATGTCATTCGACCACGTTATGTTGGAAGGTTATGCTTTTGCAGCAACCGGTAGAGTATTCGACGTTGCTGAGAATACTGGCATATTGAAGCATAAACTTTGGGGTTCTAATACCAAATTCGATACCGTGACACCACCTCAAGTTAAGAAGTTTGCTACAGGAAGCGGTAGTGCAACCAAAGATAAAATGCATGATGCCTGGTTTAAAGAAACCGGAATAAATCTTCACGAAGAGATGACACCCAGAAGGGAAAAAGTGGGGAATCCAGTCAGCGATATCGTGGATGCCTACTTCATCTGTAAGTACCTCTATTTCGAGACCCTAGACCTTCTGCCTAGATAGGTTCTTGAATCCGTTCTTAATTTTTACCTGAGCAATAATCTTCTTAGTAAGGTCGCTAGTCATTCTAGATGCGAAACCATCTCTACCGAAGATTTCTTGTCTTTCTTCTAGTGTCAGATGGTCTTTAGTCTCTTCGATAAGCTCTACTATTTCAGCAATAGCCTTCTTATCATTTCTACCATCGACCAACATCCATCCTGCTACACCTAGAGATGCTAAGAATCCTATTACTAACACGACAAGACCGACTACTGCTATTTCTTCAAGGTAATATTGTGAGGCGGCTGCAAACCCTACAGTGAGGACACCTATCGCTAGAATTACCCCACCCAGTTTGCTATTTACCCAAAATGTTAGAAATGCACCACCTATGAGCATACCGAAGCCTATCACGAAGAATAAAGTGATGAAGCTATGTAAGTTCTCTAGTGCTTCTTTACGAACTTCCCTATCGGACTGTTCGTAGTCTGCTACTAGGTCTTCTAACTGCTCTATTTGACCTACGGCAGCGGATACCCTTGCATTTGCGGACTCTAGGTCCTCTAATGCCTCGTCTATCCTCACCTGCTCCCTCTGTGCAAAATCTATCTCTTCTTTTATCGACTCTGCTGAGTTCTCTATCGAGTTTAATGTGGGGTCTATGTTGTAACTCGGGTCCTCTGGGACAAGTGCTATCTCGTCCAAAATCGAATCTGCGTGACTGTCTATCTTTTCTAGACTTCCACCCATCTCTTTCGATGCCTCTGTTATCTCGTCCGTCTGCTCTTTTTGCTCTCTCACACTGTCCACTATGGTTGATGCTGTGTTTTCCGGATGGGAATTTATCTCCTTCAGAGTCTCGCATCCCATCGTGTATGATAGCAAAAATAATATGATTGTTACCGTTGTTGATTTCATAATTAATCTCCGATGCAGTCAATTCGCTACTAATAGACAAAGTCATTAATATTGTCATGACCAGAATCTTCATCAGTAGCCGCCTAACATCTTCTTTTTCTTGTTGTGTTTGAGTCTACCATCATTCATTTTTCTTCTGAATATGGTCATTTCTCCGGTCACATTATTCTGAACTAAAAGTGGGTTATTCGGGTTCTTCTTAGCATATTTTCTTATACTAGAATAGTTGGGTGAGTCCCCCTCGAAGAATTTACCCCATCTTTCACCCTTAGCCTTCTTACCCTTACATCTAGCGAATTCAGCCTCGCTGACTCTGAATACTGGCATGCCATCTATTTCACTTTTAAACTCTTTACTGTCCGAGGAGTTCATCGCCTTGATTGCCTTCTCTACCCTCTTTCTGGATTCAGTAGTGAGCATAGGTTCGATTTCTCTTCTCTTCTTCTTCTTCTTCATTCTGCTTACAGGCATACCCATTGTGTCTGGTGTCAGACCCGCTACACCTGCTGTGGTGTTAGCGATATCTTCATTTCTTAAATATTTGTTTCTGAATTTGGTTCTATCTCTAGCATTCTTGAAGTAGAAGACGTATGTGTCCCCTTGCTTTTGTCCACTCTGAACCATACCTTTACTGTTTGTCTCAACACCAACAATTTTTGCAAGCTCAGTGTCATGCTTCTTATCTTTGATGGGCATCCGTATAGCGAAATTGGTTGCCTTGGGGAGAGGTGCTGGAACTCCTCGACCACTCCTACTACGTGCCTCTGAAAGTTGATTGAAAGATATCACATGTGTCTTGCCGTTCCTATCTTTCTGTAATTTCACATCCTTGATACCGAATTTCTTCTCGATATGGCGAGTTGCAGCCATTGTGTCCATTTTTCCAGAACGAGTCACCTTTTGAAATTCTCTGTCTAAAGCAGTCCTAGTAACCTCATACATTTCAATGGATTCTTTGAAGATTGAAAAATGCTTCTTAAAACCTGCAATGCTATTGGATTTACCAGCCCTTCCAAGGTGGTTGTACTCAACAGAACCGTCTGCTCTAACCGCGATGTCCCATTCTCCCCTGCCCCTGTCTTGCATATAGTCAACAGGTTTAGAATCATTCATATCTGTCTTAGGATTCGGTTTATTCTTTACCATATCACCGAAAGAGTCTATCCAGTTCTCACCACCAATCATCTTAATGAGTTTAAGTGCCTCTTTATGCCGTCTGTTGTGATCCATAGCCTCATCTAATTCGGTGGATTCTTCTTTCTTCTTGTTTTTCTTGCCTTTCGCCTTATAACCGCTAGCGAAAGCTGCCTTTCTCTGGGCATCGCTCTTCCAACCTTCACTGGTGGTAGACTCCTTTGCCATCTTGGTAGCAGTGGCATACATTACACTCTTCCACTCATCACCATATCTCTCTTTGAACTCGTCTTCTTTATCCTTCATAGAGAGAACAATTTTCTCCATTTTCTTCTTCTGCGTTGGAGTTAACTCTTCTTCAGCAAGTCTAAACTCACCGCTAGTGGTCTGACTGATGAACTTCCCCATCATCTCTTTAGCACGAAAATCAAGACTATTCCACTTGTCTTTAACAAGTGCCGAGGGAAGTCTAACACTTCTAAGCATTTCTTTCTTCTCATGGTCCTTGAGTTTGTTCCAATGAATAGTCTCAGACTCATTGATAACAGACCAGTCTTCTAGTTTGAAATTCCTTCTCTTCATTTGGTTAACTCCCTAGCAGCTGCGTTTGGTCTCTTCTTTCGATAATACATCTGGATTGCATTGTCTGCATCCACATCATCATATGACTTACCTTTTTTCTTCAGTTCCTTCTCTAGGTCGGTTAACCACTTCATCAGGGGTTTGTCATCACTAGAACGTGCGTCACCAGCAGGCATTCCGGCATCTCTCCATGCCCTAGAGACTTTTGCCTCGTTCATCCATCCCATTTTATTCAAGAATCCAGAGTAGTGCTTAGCATGCTCAGGTGGCATTCCATATGTTATGCCCTTAGGATAGATGTCAGGACGATAACCTTCATCTTCATCATCGTCGTCTGTATCTGTAAATACTCCGATTTGAAGGTCTACCTTGGGTGTCAGTTTAGTATAGTCTCCAGTATCGAAACCTGTTCCACCATCATCGTCATCGTCATCGTCATCGTCAGGATCGGTGAAGATGCCAGTCTGAAGGTCTGCCTTAGGTCTGTATGGTTCCTTGGTGTAAGCACCGGTATCAAACTCGCTGCTGCTATCACCTTCACCGGTATCGTCATCATCGTCACCACCTTCTTCATCGTCGTCAGTGTCTATGACTGGTCCAGGTTGTGGTCTAGGTCTATATGGGTATAGACTTGGTGTAATGCTGATGGGATCTTCGTCACCACCGTCATCCTCATCTCCACCACCGTCCTGTTGAACGAATGGACCAGGTACTGGTACTGGAGGGTCTGCTGGTTGTATGCCAGGAACGGAAACATTTGGTTTGTCTACCATCACACCGTCTGGTACTTCAGATGGGTCCTGCAAATCATACCAATTAATTGGTTGATTAATGTCGCCTCTTCCGTCTTGTGACCTCTGGTTTCTAGGAGGTTTACCATAATAATCGTAGAAATCTTCGAGGTAATCCAACCAGTCTAACTTATCCTGAGGTGTGACAGGGGGTAGGGTCGGGTCATTATCCATCGGGTCACGCAGACCATGATCAAAATCACGTGGTCCTTGAGGATTTCCAGAATCATCTCTGGGTAGAATTGAAGGAGACAAAGGAAGTCTTCCAGGACCCTTTGGTTTCTCTGGTCCCATCGGTGGGTCTGTCCACTTCGGTAGTTGAGGTTTAAACTGGTCATCTGGTGCTCTGTTATCATCGAAACCAGCTTGAGATCGATCATCGAAACCCTGCATCATCCAAGGTTGGTACAATTCAGGATTTTGCTGAAGCAATGGTATTAATTCTTGCTGCAAGTCTTGCAACTGTTGCTGCTGAACTTGTTGCCTATCTTGTCGGAATTTATTGTGCCACCACTTATCCAGAGGTCCGCCGGGTTCTAAGTCTTCGGGATGAAGTGGAGAACCATCTAGATTACCCGGTATGAGTTTATTGTAGGGATGACGGGGTTGAGGCACACCAGTTGGTTCACCATCGACATATGAAGGTAAACCCTCTACATTGCCTGGAGTCATTAAAGGTGGATACCCGATGTCTCTTTGCACATCCTCTGGTTCTCCATCTCGGCGCAATATATCAATAAGTTGCTGAAGTTTGTCTACCTTTTGCTGATGACTCGGTCCTTCTGGTGGTGTTAACCATTGAGGTAGACCAGGTACCTGATGACCAGGTGTGTCGGGGTCTACGTCGGGGTCCACGTGAGGTCTCGGGTGTCCATAAGGTTTCATATTCTCTGGACTTCTCGGGTCTAAGAAATATTGATATGGGTTATCTTGTGGAGCTGGAACAGAAACTGGTTTATCCAACTGCTGTCCAGGTATGACGTCATCAGGGAATTTGATTGGTTTAATATCCTGAACAGGCGGATAGGTCTGTCGTCTGTTCATAGGATTGAGTAGTTCTTGTCTTCTAGAACTTCTAGTAGACTTATTATAAGGACCAGGGTATGTCTCTCTCCTATTCATAGGCTTAAGCTGAGGTGGACCCTGATTAGGGTTACCAGGCATTCCAATAGGTGGTTGCAATGAAGGTGGTAAAACAACCGGTGGTATGTTCGGCTGCATTGGGTCAGTCTCTCGCCTATTCATTGGGTTAGGGAACTGCATAGGGCTGAACTGGTCAGTCTCTATACCTGGTGGGTATGAGTCATAAGGGTCATCTGGAAACAGACCGGGGTCATCTACCGGTGGTCTTTGGGGATAGTAATGCATGGGACCAGAAGGCTGATAAGGCATCTCTCTAGGCAACTGGTGGAATTGACTACTACCTTCTAGGTCGTCTACATTTCCTGCCCTCTGCCCTCTGTTATAAGGGTTGTCTAGGTCTTCTACCTCACCCTTATATTCCAGTTCGGTGTATGGTCTGCTTTGTCTAGACTTATTGATTGTCTGCTTAGCATCATATATTGTCTGGTCATATGCAGCTGAATTCCTTGAATAAAGCATATCTGACCAATAGTCATCTAGGTTATCATAAAAGCTCTCGGCAGCAGCCTGTGCATTCTGTGACCAGATTGACCTTGTTAGGTCTCTCTTATTCATGGGTTTGGTGAGTCTTCCGTCTCTAGTTACCAATCCACCGAATATTCCTAGAGGATTAGCAGTCAATGCGACTGCATCCGCCTTGGTGGAGGTAGGTGTGAGGATACTACTGTCAACCGCAGAGATTTTGGACTCTATGAGGTTTGATTTCTCTTCTTGTAAACTATTTACTAATTCTGAAAACGTCTTCATAGGAAAAATAAACCTTTCTACCTGTTAGGGCATGGGAACCTGCATATATTGGTTGATTCAACATGAAACCGACCGGCTTAGATTCCTCAAGCACTATGTTATCTCTGGTATTTATAAAATCATACATTATTGGCAGACTGTCCTTGGATATGAAAAGTCCTGCCTCTAATGTCTTCTGATATTCTTTTGATTCTTTTAGGTCTTCTATCCCCACACTAGATAGGAAACACTCTTCTAAGACTGATTCTTTAATACCATCCTTCAATTTCTCTTTCAATAACCATAGTGCTACGGCGAATGAACCCAGTCTAGTCTTAGTAGCCGGTATTTTGTCTAGCAGCCTTTTCAAGTTCCAGACTAACGTATGGATGATAGTGTATGCTTTCTTCTCAGCACCAGTATTCAGTTCTTTCCTCTTCTTGAGTAGGTTGCCCTTATCGTCAATGATTCCCAATTTATAAGCATCAGTCTTCTTATAAGGAGTGGTTAGTATCCTAATAAACTTATATGCCACAAATATGTCGAATGCTCCTGCCATTTTTATATCTTCCTGAGTATCTCAGTGATTCCTTTATCTAACGGTATCGACAATAAGTCGGCCTCTAAAATCTCTATCTCATTATCGCCTTCGGGGAAAACACTTAGGTAAACTAGGAAGGTCTTTAGAACGGAGTGGAATTCATCCCCCATCCTGAAGAATAACAGTCTGGTTGCTGGTACAATACCGAACACATTGTAAAGAACTATAATGTGGTTTAATATCAACCTTTCCTTCAGTTCTCCAGTAGCAGTATACCTTCTCAACAGCCTCTTTAGGTCCTTTATCCTGCTCAAATCACTATAGAATTCTTCTATGTCTAAACACTGAGGATTCTCGTAGTGCTTCATAGCATACATCATATAGTTGTTTGATTTCAAACCAATATTTTTCTTCATAATTAAAAGTCTCACGTTATCACATCATATTCGCTCTCGAGAGCTCCGAATTCAGCATCCAAGAACCACTGCTCTTGGACCAGTTAAAGGTAAGCTGGTGGGGCATCCCACCAAAGCCATCGTCGTTGATGTATCCGTCTTCTGGTGTCATTCCGATGCGACCGCCGAATTTCTTCACTGGCACTGCCATTGGTACACCTTCTTGGAACTGCACACTAGTATGGTCGAAATCTATACCCGCGTGACTCAAAATCACCTTAATCTCGTTAATTCTAGAACGAGGGTCCGAGGTAGGCAGTTTATTGATGTGCGATAGTGCAACATTAATCCTATCTACTATCTCGGGGTCTCTAGTGTCAGAGAAATTCTTGTCTGTCTCTTGAGGCACTGCTGTCATGGCATGATATGCTCTAGGCACTACAGCCGCTATCGATTCTTTTAGTTCATTGAAAGTTTTCATTTTCTTCTCCATATCTGTTCTCTTTGAGGAAAGGTTCTGAAATTATTTATATCTCTAAGGGCTTAAGTTTCTTTTCTGCCATGCAAACCAGTCGCAAAACGGTTCTTCTGTCAGTTCATACTTCTTAGATACGTTAACCGAGAACCTAGCCTTTTGTAAGAATTCTTTTCCCAGTAACACGGGGTAGTCCATATCGTCTCTATCTGTTAGAGAGAAGGGTATAGACTTATATTCCTTGTCCCCCATCTTGAAGTCTAGAGGGACTACTGGTCTTTCTTCAGTATCGCCCCCCATATTGATGGTTACCATATCGATTAGAGGTAGAACCATCTCTGTATCATTCTCGGTGAAGAAGCTTACTACATCGTCTTCTATTGTTATTTCTTCGGCATGAAGTGAATTGTAACTTCCATTGCCAGTATCGGCTTTAGATATGAGTTCTCCAACACCATAGATATATATTTTCTCAAGTTCACCTATCTCTTTGGTAGAATAAACCCAGTTGTTTTTATCCGTTATGTGTCCTACTACCACATTCACTATATCTTGTCCGACACCTATGTATGGTTCCCCTTCTTCATCATACATTGTGTACTTCTGAGCACCGCTACCCGGCGATGTATTCACCTCTAGCACCATATGCTCTCCATCGACAGTAACATGGTCTACACCTGATAGAAAACCACCCACTAATTTGGCAGTCTTTAGTACTAATGATTTTTCTTCTTCCGATAAATCATACGGTTCGGTTTCATTTCCAAGTGCCTTATTTGTTCTGAAATCTCCATCCCCCTTCAACCTCTTCATACATGCTATGATTTTTCCATCTAGTACTATGGTCCTGACATCATACTCTATTTCCATATATTCTTGTATGATTACTTCAGCATCGAATTTCCATAGAGACTGTAAAACACTCTTAAGAGATTTATATGACTCAACAATGGATACCCCTATTCCTTCAGCACCAGTGATGGTCTTGATGACCACTGGGAACTCTCCACCTATATTCTCTAGTGCAATATCCACAGCATCTTCGTTGGTGACCAGTGCGGTCCTTGGGGATGGTATGTTGTTCCTGTCTAACATTGTAGAGGTAGCAAATTTGTTCCTGCATAATTCCATCGTGCTTAACTTATTGACACAGAAAACTCCAGAGTCTTGTAGTGTACTAAGAAGACCCATCCCAGATTGGTGAGACATTACCCCACCTCTAGGCCAGCAGACTGTGTTGTCTGTGTTCAGAGTTATCTTATTGTTCTCTCCGTCGTAGTTATGGATTATAAGCTCATCGTCTGAGACTTCCTCATCTACTATGAAGGCATCATCCACAGACACAGCGAAGAATGATATGTCCAAAGAGTCACATGCTTTATCTATTTTGCTTACAGTGTCGCTGTATTCATCTGATTCTTCGAATTTAGATAGCACCACAAGAGTGGGGGTATCTTGAGGAGAGTCATCCTCTTCGTCCTGCTCTAGCAAGAAATTAAAGGCCTCTACCGACAAAGTATCTTCACCCAATGACATTATGTCATCCCTACTAGTTTCTAGAAGATTGAGGGCATCGAATAATGATTGAATTTCTTCTTTAATTCCAGACGTCTTTCTAATTGAGGTATACATCTTCTTTACGTCCCTAGATTTCATTCCGGAGGGTGCACCTCTTTTGAAAGTGTCAAAGTCTCCAGAAGTAGCCGACTTTCTCATCTTAGAAGCAGACATACCGCTCACATCATCTGCGTCTGCATCTCTTCTGCCAGCACTGACCACCTCAAATGAGTCGAAGTTCCAAGATTTATTGGGGTCGCTGTGGTTCACATATTTTTTCATGCTTCTTTCTAATTCTTTGACCCTATCTCCACCAACCACTAATATCACATTCTTATATCCTTTGTCGCTAAGTTCTTTGGCGACATAGAATGGATTCTTCAAGGTTTTATCCTTCGCGACATTACTCTTCTTGAATGCTGCTCTTAGGAGTCTAACCTTCTCGTCGTATGGTATTGGGTTCCTCTCGTCTCCCTGAGATGTGCTAACATAAATGCCATGATCATACCCTTTTCTCTTGGATACCTGCATAACTTTATTAATTAGCAACTCATGACCAGTATGTGGAGGATTGAATCTACCAAAGGTAAATACTATCCCCTTACCGTCCTGCTCATTTAACCTAGACTTGGTTGGAAGGGTGTATCTATTCAAAATATCACTTGTTCCAAGGTAGGTAACCCTTAGCCCAATTCCAAAGTGGTGTACCGACTAAAGCACCTGCCACAAAAACTATTACCGAAAACCAAATTGTTCCTAAAATCGAGTCCATATCAATCTCCTTTTAGATAAATATTATTTCTTTTTATTAAACTTAAATGCTTTTTTGACCTTTGCCTCTTTGGCAACAGGTGCAGCCTTTGGTTCACCACTTGTGTGATGCCATCCTCGTGTACCACCACGATTCACCCACTGACCGCCGTTCTCAGCGACATATGATGCTCTATTCTGAGCAGCCCTTGCATCTTCGTTGTGTGCTATCCAAAACTTTGAAGCCATTTCTTTATCTCCTTAAAATGATATTTTTATTTAGCTGTGAAAACTCTAACCTTTGCGGTTCCCCCTGATGGGTTATAAACCTCTATCCTGTCTAGTGTGCCACCAGTGCCCCACTGGTTAACCCAGTCATCTACCTCGCCAAGATATATAACAATACCTGCTGACTCTCCAGAAGCACCCATGTCTCCTTGATGTCTACAAGAAGTAGATGCCAAAATGTATGGTATACCTGCCTTTAGGGTGTGACAAAAAGCATTTTCTATGTTTTCACCACTGGTCGTTCCCGCCTGACTACACATAAGTTGAATTTCTACTGGACTGGCATTGGATTCTAGATATAAGAACTGAGGATCTGCCAGAAGTTCATCATTGAATACTTCTGCGGTAGCACCGTTGGCAATCTCGAATCTTTTATCATAATAGTAGTTTACGGTAATTGAATCTGCTGCACTGGTGCTTCCACCGGAGATGATGTGGTTATCATCATCATCCATTGTAACCGTAAAGTGTGTTGTCAAATTTAATGTTGGCATTGTTGTCTCCTAGCAATATATTATTTATAACTAGCCGCTAACCCAGTTCTTCGCCACAGTGAAGTTAGACCTGCTAAACTCTAATCTATCTACCAGCTTCAGTGCTCTGCTTGAAATCTTGTCTACTGCTACAAATCCTTCAGGAGCGGTTGCCTTGAAACCGTCATCGGTCCTTACAAAGGTTCCGATGCCTTTTATTTTCTCTAACTTCCTGATTAGTTTTATCTTCATATCGCTATTCAGACCATAAAGTACGAATGCTGAATCCAGTTCCGTCTTTATGGACTCTAGGTATTTAACCAGTTCATCCATAGCCGCCTTCTTCCTCTCTTTACCAGAATCAGTCTTGAGTTTGGAGATAGCATCTTGGAATTTGTTTTTTATGTGACCCACCACACCTTTAGTGTCTACCTTGGAAGAACCTCCCCTAATCTGAGAGTTGGTATATGTTTTTATATGCGATATTATGTTCCTGTTGGACATAACCTCATCTATTATCTTAGAGACTTTAGAAGACATATTACTCTCCGCAGATTTAATGTCTTTCATTATGGAGCTGAGTTCAGAACTCGTAAGTGTAGATGAACCACTCTCATCTTTATAATCTGCATCTCTAAACCATACGTTCTTGTTCTTGCTTAATCTCTTAATATTAGGGTTGAAAGATGCTGTCATCTCTGACATCTTTCTACCTTTATACTCGGTATGAAACACTATCCCTATCTTAGCATTTTTAATTTCTTTTGCTATTGGACCGCCATCTTTTACTGCATAGGTGATAGTGTTGGGTGTGAATGTAATATGAGACTCTCCATCCACCTTCATACTGCCTAAGTCTGAAGAAGAGAACATAAAATCTCCCTGTATGACATTTTTAATGCCTAACTTGGATAGATGCTTTAATGCTGTCTTCAGTTTGTTTGCCAAGTCCCCACTGTGGTTTTTATCTATGTCCGAATT